CCGCCACCGTCTCGTAGTGGCTCACTTCCTCCACACCTTCCACAGCCGGGTGCTCCACTGGTTCGGTGTCGTCCACCAGATACCCAAGCGTCAGGTCCGGGTTTTCCACGACCGCGCCGGTCTCGTCAAGGATCTTCATTGTGTCACCTCCATGGGGGTCACATATTTGCCGATTCGCGAGTAAGATACTTTTCCGTCAGGACTTTCAGCCGACAGCATCCACTGTCCGCCGGTCTTGCCGGAGTCACTGCGGTTTACTTTTACGCATCCATTTTCGTCCAGCTGCATCGGGGGCACAAAGCTACCGTCGCTGCGCCGCAGGTGGAGTCTGATTTTGCAGGTTTTCCACTCTTCCGGGATGGCAAAGTGCAGACTGGTCGGGTGACCCTCACTGCCAAACTGCAATGTTGCCACAGTGTCAAATGTCACAGGGATCATCGCTCAAAACCTCCTTTCTCAGGCCACGCGCCGCCAGATGTTCACATAGTAGGCGGCAGGCTGCACGGTGGCGCTGCGGCCGTAGATGGCATTAGACTTGGACGCATCCAGACTGAACTTATATACATCAGAAAAGTTATTGTATTCGCCCGTAGTTGCGATCGCGCTGCCGGCAGTGAATGCGCCGGATACCTTATGTTCACCCTTTTTTACATCCGCGACAAAAGAGCCTGTGATGTTCGGCAGTCCGGCCTCCACGGTGGTGCCCGCTGCGTGGCCGCTGCCAGCACCCATCAGTACCCGGTTCTGCGCAATCTCCTGCCATGTACCGCCGAACAGTGCGGCAGGGCTTGTACGTGCGGTGCTCTGGTAGATGCTGCCCACGGGAAAAGGATCCACGCTTTTCAAGCTTTTCAACAGCGCATCCACCTCGGCACGGGTGTAAAAGCTGCCACCCCTCATGGATTCGATCACGGCCTTCCACTGCTGCACCAGCGTGCCGGTGGGGATGCCATGCACACCATCCCGCATCACGCCGCAGACGGTCTCATCTGCGCGCGTGTCGTAGATGTCGGCGGCGGTAACGGCGGTGGAGCCTGCAGGGCGCTTGATCTCGGCAAGGCAGAGGTCGTAGATCAGCTCGGTGCGGGTGATGGCCGGGGCAGCAGGCCCGGCAGAATTCGGGACACCTTCCAGCACCTGCAGGCTGGTCTTTTTGGCGGCGGCATCGTAGCGCAGCACGATGCGGTCAATGCGGCTGCGTACAGGGTCCGCTTCGGTGAGCACCACGGTGGTGGGCTGCTCCATGATGATGCTGCGGCCCTTGAACCGCGCCGGGCGCACCCATGCCTGACCGGCGCTCACCTGCACGCTCAGGCCGCCCTGTGCCGTGACGGAGAAATCCTCCTCGGCGCTGTACACGCCGCTCAGGCGGGTGGCGAGGTAGCCCGAAGCGTCGTCGGCATCGTAGGTAATGCCGTTTTCGGGGTAAGTAATGATATCAGCCATAAAGTCCTCCTAAGTCTTGTGCCAGGTGGGCGTGCCCAGCCGGATGGTGCGGGTGGTGCCGCTGTCCTCGCTCTGGGTGATGATGTCGGCCACGCGCACCATGGCAGTGTAGCCCAGCTGGGGCAGGCTGGCGCTCAACACGTCGCCCACCTGCAGGGTGTCGTCGTCCACGTCAAACTCGATACTTCCGGTGCGCAGCTGGGCCAGAAGCTTTTCGCCGCCCCGGTCAGCCAGCTTTGCCAGATAGCTCTGGCTGGTGCTGGTCTCGTTTTTGTCCTCGTCCGGCTTGATGTCCCGGGCATCGATGTACATTTCCCGCCGGTCGGAGCCAGTGGCGTTTACATCGCCCACCCAGACGGTGGCGCGCTCGTTACCTTCGCCAGCGCCCTGCACAAGGGCCACGTTGGCGTAATCGGTATCGGAAAAGCTCCACCCGGAATTCAGCAGATTGCCCCACTGGGGGCTGTATCTGCGGTTCGGGTCGAAGGTGGGCCGGAAACACTCGAAGAGTAGCTTTTTCTTGCTGCCCTTGCCGTCCAGCACGATGCGGAACCCCAGATCACAGGCCTGCCCGATGGTCTTGCAGTAGTCGAACACCGTGCCGCCGGAGGTCTGCTTTTCAAAGGTGGTGTCAAAGCCGTACTCGGTGCCCAGCTCCAAACGGGGCCACGGCTTTGCGGCGCTCACAAGGCTGCGCATGGCGGCTTCGGCGTTCTGGTTCTTGATGCTCACCGCAGACACCCGCTTGGTCAGCAGCCATGTTGCCGGGTAGCCGGACACCACAAGGTTTGCGTCCTCGTTCTGGTTGGCGCGGGAGCAGATGCGCATGGGGATGCGGGGGCTTTCGTCGCTGCGCACCAGCCAGCGGCCCTCCTGCAAAAGCTGCAGGTTCTCGGCGGTGGGACGCACCTCCAGCGTGAAGCTGCCCTCGGAGTAATAGGGGCTGTCCCAGTAAAAAGACACCCACACGTCCACCCAGCCCACGCGGGCAAGGGTGTCTGCGTCTAAAACGTCCAGTCTCATAGCGGTTCGGGCAGGATGCCCGCCTCCATCGGGTAAAAGCTCACGGATGCCTGCAGGTAGCCGGAGCCGTTCTCGGCCTGCATGGAGAGCATGTTATCGCCGGGCTGCAGCTCGGTGAGGGTGCTGTCCTCGTCCAGCTTTGCAAAGATGTTCTCGGTCACGCCTGCCCGGGTCAGGGTGCAGGCCAGCCGGTCGGATGTGCTGCGGTAGATCTCCAGCGTCTCGTCCGGCTGCAGGGTCAGGTCAAAGCCGATGAAGGCCCCGGTCTGCAGATCCACCACCTTGGGGTGTGTCACCGGCATGTCGCACCGCAGGGTGGCCGTGAAGGGCACCGGCAGTGAACCCTCGTTGCGCAGCACTGCCGCCGTGCCGTCCCGTTTGATGCCGTAGATGTGGCTGTCGTAGCACACCGGAAAGCGGAACGCCTTTTCGTACCCGCCCAGCACGCTGCTGACGGCATTGAGGTCGTACCAGAAGGGCTTTTCGCTGTAGAGCATGAGCGAACAGCGCGGCTGCGGCGTGTAGCTGGAAAAGTAGGGCGTTTTCTGCAGCACGAACCGGGTGAAATAGTGGTCGCCAAAGTACAGGGTGCCCTTGGTGAAGTAGGGCAGCTTTTTGCTGAACGCCCGGGCATTGTCCAGCGCATACGCGCCCCAGAACACCACATCGAGGGTGCGGGACACGCCGGAGACGCTCTGACCCTCCACGGTGTCGCCAATCTGATTGACACCCTGCGCGGTCTGCAGGTCCACATCCACCCCGTTCAGCGGGTCGAGAACGTAAGGGGCATCGTAGTCCCAGCCCAGATGCAGGACGGCACCGGCATCAGTCACGATTTTGAGATGGTCCTTAAATAGCACAGTGTCCTCCTTTCATCGTTTGCGGGCCTTGGCCTTGTCGGCTTCCCAGCGGGTCTCGCGGGCAAGGTCGGCGGCGGTCTGAGCCTTGCTCTGGATGTACTGATTGATGGTGGTATCGCCCTCGCGGTGGTAGCTGCGGGCGGCGGACACCACCTGTGCTGTGCCGGATGCAGCCACGGTGCTGCCCAGACGCATGTTGTCGGAAAGCACCAGCGCCCCCGCCTGCCGGATCATATCGGCAAGGGCAGAGTTGGTCTTTTCCAGCGCCTTGGTGTTGGCGTTGATGGCATCTTCCAGACTACCGGTGCCGGTGGTGATGTCCACGCTGCCCATGCCGCCGGAGCCGGACGAACCGCCGCCAGAGGAACCGCCGCCGTGGCTTACGTTCTTTTTGGAGCCGCCCATGCTGCCCACGATGGCCGCAATGGCAACGCCCAGCGCGACCGCTGCCGCTGCCACGATCAGGCCCATCGGGATGCCGAAAACAGTCGCGCTCAGCGCGGCAGAAATGGCGGTCAGCATTCCCTCAAACGCTGCGCCGATAGTGCCTACCATGGTGGCCACGCCCGCAAAAATGGTGGGGAAGCTGGACAGCAGACCGCCGCTCAGGCCCTGACTGATGGCAAGGGCCGCATTGCTCAGCGGTGTTTTTAGCCCGCCGAAGATCTCTATCAGGGTGGAGCCGAGGCCCTGCGCCTGCTGCCAGACCTCAGAGAAGCCGCCGGTCAGGCCGTTCACGATCTGCCCGCCAAGGTCGATAGCTCCCTGCACCAGCTGATCGCGGGCACCGCCCAGCGCTTTGTTGAGCTTAGTCACGATGCCAAGGGCAAAATCATTGACCTGCTTTTTCTGGTCGGCAGTCAGACCGCCGTAGATGGTGCTTGCCACCCACTTGCCGATGCTCAGCCAGTCCTGATTCTTGACGGCGGTGTACAGATCATCGAAGGTGCCCAGCACGCCGGTATCTGCTTCGGTCTGCAGCTCCTTCCACAGGCCGTCAAAGGTGTCTGCAGCGGATTTCTTGGTGGTCTCGGCTACCTGCACGGTGCCGTCTGCGGCGATGGTCTTGACCCGCTCGATGGTCACGAGGGCACCGTCCACCACGTCGTCGTAGACCTCGGTGATGACCTGTTTCTGGGTCTCGGTGCCGTCGGTCAGGGTCTCGGTGACGGTCTGGGTGGTGGTCTTGACCCCGTCTGCCAGAGTCTCGAAGGTGGAGGTGACCGTCTTGGCCGTTTCGCGGACGGTCTCCATGGTCTGCTTGACGGTCTTGGTGCCGTCCGCAGCCACCTCTGTGATGGTTTTGATGTCCTTCAGCACACCATCCACCATCTGCCGGGAAGTCTCGGTGATGACCTGCTTTTGCTGGGTCTTGCCGTTGGAGAGCGTTTCGGTGATGTTTTCGGTGGTGCGGGTGATCTTGCCGTCGATTTCGGTCGTGGTGTCCGAGATGGACTTGACGACTTCTGCGGCGGCCTGCTTCGTGGCCTTGCTGGCCTTCTTGGCTCCGCTGGTGATGGCCGGGTAGGGGTTCGCGGCTGTCTGGCTCCCGGCACGGCTGCTGCCGTTGCCGGAGCTGCTTGTGCCCTTCGGGACCCATCCGTTGTCATCGTCCCATTCGAGGTCTTTGTGGGAGCTGTCCCACTGTTTCGCGTTCTTGCGCTTGTTATAGTTGTCCATGTAGCCGTTGTAGGCGGCATTGTAGGCGTCCTGTGCCGCACCGACACCGTTTTTCAGGTTTGCCAGTGCAGCCGCCGCGCCCCTGATTTTGGCGACCAGCTCATTGATCCAGTCCACCACCGTGCCGATGGCGTTCTGTGCGATCTTTTTCACAGACGCAAATGCGGAGTTGACGGCATTGCGGAAGGTCTCGCTGGTCTTGTAGGCCGTCACGAGGCCTGCCGCCAGAGCCGCCAGCGCCGCCACTACAAGACCGATGGGGTTCGCCTTGAGAACCGCGTTCAAACCTGCCTGCGCGACTGCAAGACCGGTCGCCCCGGCTTCTGCCGCTTTGTGGGCAGCGGTCATGGCCGTGGTCGCGGCTGTGTGGATCACTTCGATTGCAGTAGCGGCAGCCACATAGCCCTTGTATGTCAGGAATGCCGTTCCGGCAGCGGCCACAACAGCAGTCGCAATGCCGATGGTCTCCTTGAGCTGGGCCATCTTCTCGTCGCTGTCGAGGAAGGAGACCACCACCTCGTTCAGCTTGACAACCAAATCACCCAGAGCCGCAAACAGGCCGCTGGTCAGCTCACCGGTCAGGGCGCTGACATTATCCTTCAGGGTGGACATGCGCCCGCTGAAGGTCTGGCTGGCTTCCAGCATACCGTTGTAGAACTGCCCGCCCTGACTGGTGGCGGCTTCCACCGCTGCTTCCAGCTCACTGAAGCTGACCTTGCCATCCGAGATGCGCTTGTACAGGTCGGACATGCTCTCGCCGGTGGCATCACAGATCTGGTTCAGCGGGTTGAAGCCCGCATCGATCATCATGTTGACGTTTTCCAGCGTGACCTTCTGGGCGCTGGACATCTTGCCGTAGGCGCGGGTCAGGGTCTGCAGCTTCTCGGCGTTGCCCAGCGAGATATCACCCAGCCGCTGCAGCACGCCGGTGGTGTCGTCTGCCGCAATGCCGAACTGCAAAAGGGTCTGGGTGCCGCTGGTCAGGTCATCCAGCGAGAAGGGCGTGGATGCCGCCATTTTGCGAATTTCGGAAAGCTTCGTTGCGGCGGCTTCCTCGCTGCCCAGCATGACCTTGAAGTTGGTCAGGTAGCTTTCCATGGTGGCGTTGTAATCCACACCGCTCTTGACCACCTCGGCCAGCTTGGACGATGCCTGTTTTGCAAAGTCCGCGATCATCTGCCCGGCGGCCACCGTCCACTTGCTGGTGCTTTTTTCTGCCGGGTCGCTGTTCAGCCTTACTTCACCGGTGATGCTGAAATCTGCCACTGTGTCCACCTCTCATTCGGAGCGCGGGCACAAGGGCACAGGCTGTTATAACTTGATCTCTACCTCCCGCTTACAGGCGGGATTTTTGCATTTTACCCACAGGCCATGGGCGGATGCGGCATTTTCTGCCCACACCGGCAGCGCCCGCCCGCAGTATGGGCAGGGTACCGGGGCGCGGCTAATGCCGGAACCGCGCAAGGAACGCAGCGTCATGCTCTTCGACCGAAACGACACGGGCAGCACCCCCTCTCAGCTCAGCAGGCAGGGCAAAGCGCTCCTGCAGGTCGGCGTAGCGGTCGCGCATACTGCCCTCGTACTCGGACAGGTCCATGGTGCGCCAGCTCATGATCTTGGCTATGAGGGTATCCTCCGGCAGGGCGGCGAACAGCGCCCGGAACCGGAACCAGTGCACCTTTTCGCGGGTCAGGTCGATGCCGTAGGCCTGCTGGAACGCCGCCACGATGTAACCGGCATCACACTGGTAGTCGAAGGCAAGACCGGAAGAGGGCGCGGTACTGCTTTCAGCTGCGGCGCTTTCGGCTGCTTTTTCGCCCGCCTTATAAAACTCGATCATGTACCCGTAGGCGTCGATGATCTTCTGAGGGTCGTTCAGAAAACAGTGTGGGTCTTTGTAAAAACGCCAGAGGGCGCTGACCGCAAAACCGATGGGATCATCTCCTGTCTGGCCGCGCACATAGGTGTTGACCAGCCAGACCATGGGCCGGAAATCCGGGATGATCTCGTATCCATGCCACCGGGTGGGCAACTCGTCCAGCAGCAGATCAGACATGGCGCTCTGCGGCGATCTGCAGTGCGTATGCCGCCAGCTGCTGCATGGCATCAGGATCATCCCGCAGGGCATTCATAGCCTGCCGGGCATCGATCAGCCGCTCTGTTTTCTGCTTTGCGGATACCTGCGCATCCACCCGCTCCACCATCCGGGAGGCAGGCGGTGCGGGATAGCTTACAGGCGGATTGTGCTTGCCCTTTTTGGCCTGTGCGCGGCGCTGCTCCCGGTTCATGAGCTGGGCAGGCTTTGCGGCATAGCGCTGTTTCTCGGCGGCAAAGGCATTGCCCAGCTCCTCGATCACGTCATAGATGGGGGCCATGTTGTTTTCATCCAGTCCCAGACGGGCGGACGAGCCTGCACCGAGGATCTCGTCGATGCAGTCCATGGCAATGCGTGCCTGTGCACGTGCATGGTCGCCCAGACGGACACCGCCGCGCCGGAACTGCTCCGACTCCTCGGCGCTCCGGCGCTGCATCCGCTCGTTGGCATCCTCAAAGCGGTCAAGGTCGTTGGCGTTCATCAGGGAAAATTCAAATTCCTGTCCACAAATAACCATATTCTGGCTCCTTTCTTGGGCCGTGCCCCGGTTCTGCCCCGGAGGAATAAGCTTTGTTCACGGCATAAAAGATCCCCGTTCCGGGTATGGAGCGGGGACTGTGTTTGAAAAAAAATCAGCCCTTGACGGCCTTGACGGCCTTGGCAGGCTCAGCGGACTGGGTGGCGGGGTTGTAGTCAAACTCGTCCGGCGTGCCGATGGCCTTCACGTCGCAGGCAAAGGTGGCCTTGGAACCGGCTGCACCGCCTACGTCGCTGGTGACGATGATGGCAGCGCGGCCCTTTTCGCCCTTGCCGGTGCGCAGGCTGAAATAGATGTACGGCACGATGATATCGCTGCCGGTACCGTATACGATCTTGTGGCTCAGCACAAAATCCTGAAAAGCATCGCCCACGCAGCGGTCGCCGTTGACGGTAAGGGTGCGCTGGGTGCCGGTCTTTTCGGTGACGTTGCCGGTACGGATGTACTGAGCATCCTCGGTGGTGGCGTTCAGGGAGCCGGAATGCTCCTTCACATGGTCGGCGCAGACGATCCACTGGCTTTCCTTGGTCTGGGTGCTCTCGATCTGGAACGCCAGCACAAAATCGTTCGCCGTCTCAATGCCGGTATACGACGCGCTGGGCGTGATGCCGGACTTGGTAATGGCTTCAGATACAGTCATATCAAAACTCCTTTCATTTGGGCATGTAGTAGGTCAGACGCATTTGCAGCTGCATCTTACAGCTGCCCGCGCTGTTTGTGACGATGTAGCCGCTGTTCGTCACGGCAATGCCGGTGGGGGTCTTGCCCCCGCCGCAGGCCGAGAGGTCGGGCAGGTTATGGCGGGCATCCTGCTGCATGACCCACTCGGTGAGCTGCTCGAAAAAGCCGCTGTTCTGGATGTTAACGGAATCCATCTCGCTGTACTCACCGCGAGACAGAAAGAGGTAATTCTTCGCCATTTCCCAGCCGGAGATGTACTCGGTGATGATGGGATCACCGGGGCTATCCTCGATGGAAAAGGCAGTGGATTCTTCTTCCAGCCCGGCAATGCGGAATGCTGCACCGGTGGCTTCCTGCTCGTCGGCGATCAGCGGGCAGGTCTTGAGCCATGCCCGCAGGGCGGCAATGGTGGGCTTTACGGTTTCGCTCATTTGCTCCCTCCCAGAAACTGCTTTGCGGCATCATGGGCGAACTTTTCCATCTCGTCCTTGTGGTCGGCAATGGCCCGCTGGCCCCAGTAGGAGCCGCGCAGGCCGTTCTCACCATGTAGACCCTTGCCCTGTTCATGCAGATAATACTGCCTGCGGGCGTAGGGCGTATTGTACACCAGCAGACCTTCCTTGAAGTCGGATGCCTGATTCACGCTGTTCTTCAGCGTGCCGGTGTCAAAGGGCACATAGGGGTCTACCGTTGCAGCCACTTTCTGAGAAAAGGCAAACTGCAGCTTTGCGAACCGCGCATCCATGTCGGCCTGAAAGCCGGGCCGGAAGGTGATCTTGAAATCAAAAACCGGTGCGCTCATACGATCAGCTCCCTTCCACGTGCCAGTGGGGCAGCAGCGGCTCCCGGTCGTCCGAGACAGCCGCTGCCGTGCAGCACAGGTGCGTTTTTTCGAGTTTGGCATACTCTTCGACGGTCAAGGCAGGCACCGCGCCCTGCACCAGCTTCCAGCCGCGTTTCAGGGTCCAGTGCTTGGTCTTTTCCGCTGCAGACAGCGCCGCCCACTGGGCATAGGGCAGGTAGCCCATGGTGCACACGCTGGCCGGGATGCGGATGTGGGTGGTGCGCTCCGGGTCCTTGGCAGTGCCGGAGCCGGAGCCGGAGGCGGAGCGGCATTCCCGCCAGCTGCACCCGGAGAACACCCAGCACACCGGCCTGTCCGTCTCGGTGGCAGTGTCGTGGATGAGGTTCACCACAGTAACGGCTGTCTGCATCACAAAATCCCCCTGTACAGCAGGCCGTGCGGGTCACTGCCCAGCGCGGTGCGGATGATCTCATAGGCTTCCTGCCGGGCGGCGGCGGTCACACTGGCATTGCTGCCAAAGGTGACGCTGTAGCCGTCGTTTGAGACGCTGGCAGCACCCGGCACAGCGCCCGCCGCAGACGCAGCGGCCAGCAGGCCGACGATCTGGGCGCAGGCATCTGCCAGCGCTGCCCGGCAGGCCTCGCACCCAGCGGCGTGGCTCTCTGCCCGGCCAAAGGTGGCGGCATCGATCATGCGGGAAGCACGGCTGCACAGCACACCGAAAGCAGCTTCCGGCACCGTGCCGCCCGCCGCCGCATACTGGTCATAGGTGCAGTAGAGCATGGGGCCTCCTTATGCTGCGACGGCAGCGGCGGTCAGGAATGCGAACGGGACTTTGGAGCGGTCGGCGTTCAGGCGGGTGGCAGGGTTCGGCAGTGCCCAGCCCATGCGCATGACCACACGCAGGGCCACCATATCCTGCTGGGCGAGGTTGTAAACGATCTCCTTGGTGGAAGGATCCTGAATAACGCCCTGATCCAGCAGCTTCACGGTGACGTCCTGACGGATGGAGTACACCAGCTTCTTGAAGTTGCCTGCGATCAGCTGTGCCTTGGAAGCATCAAAGCCGCCGTTATCCGGGAAGTACATCGGTGCGCCGTCCAGCGCGTAGGTGGTGGCACCCTGCATATCGGAACGGAACAGGGGACGGCCCGTGGTATCCACAAGGCCGCGCAGCTCTGCCTTGGCGGTCAGGTCGCCCACCACGGCATCCACGCCGAAGCCGCCAGCCTCCACCTTGGAGAACAGACCGTCCTTGCCCAGAAGCTTTGCGTAGTCGATGGGGCCGGTGACTTTGTTCTTGGCCGCAAGGGTCAGAACATCGGTCGTCCACTCGGTGGGGCGCTCGCCGCCGAACAGGATGGCGTTGTCGATCTTTGCGCCCATGGCTTCCCGGACGCGGGGCTGTACCTCGCCCATGATGTCAAAGCTGGAATCTGCCAGCACAGCTTCAGGCACGGGCACGATGACAGCCAGCTCTGCAGCGGTCATATACACGTTGTCCCATTCCTGCTTGCTGGTCTTTTTCATGCCGGTGTCACCGTTGACCCAGTAAGCCAGCGGCAGCATGGACAGCACGGGGATCTTGGTCTGGTTAGAGGTCATATTGGCAAGGCGGGTGCCCAGCTGCATGACGGTGGAGCTTTTGGGCACGTCCTGCTGGATGGTGTTCACCAGCTGCTCCCGGATCAGGGCCTCAGCCTTATTTCGAGCGATTGCATCAATAGCCATAATAATCAACCTTTCTGGCCGAACGCTGCGCGGAATGCAGCGTTTGCGGCCTCATGTGAGTTTGCAGGCTGGCCGGGTGCGCCGGTCGCCGATGCGGAAAAACGTGCCATGCCGCCGTCCGGCAGAATAGCACTGGGGTCACTCTCTTTGAAAGCCTTGACATAATCATCAAAGCCCATGATCTCGCCGTCTTTCATGGCAAAATTCTGGGCCTTGGCATCTGCCAAAAATGCCTTGCGGGCGCTCTCGCTGGAAAACTTCAGGCCGGAAGCCTTGCGTTCCAGTGCATAACCCTTTTCAAGGGCAGCGACCTGAGTCGCAGCATCGGCCTTGGCCTGTTCGGCCTTGGCCTTCCACTCCGGGTCGTAGCCCTCGAGTTTGCTGTTTGCAGTGGACAGCTGTTCGGTCAGGGTGGTTTTCTCGGCCTTGAGGGTGGTGATCTCGTTCACCTTGGCCGTGATATCCGCGCCGTGCAGGTTCATGATGCTGTCCAGCTGGTCCGAGGTGATACCCGGAATGATCTTGCTCACATCTTCGCGTTTCACTTGCGATGTGCTCCTTTCTTTTGTCTGTGGGGTGGATGGGTCCCTTCTGTTTAGTATCGCGGTTCTCATTCCGCACGGGACAAGACGGGGTACGCGCCGCCTTCCGCTGTGGTGCCGCTTGCGGGAGTTGAACCCGCCACCCCCGGATTAAAAGTCCGGCGCTCTTCCGACATGAGCTAAAACGGCATAGATGTAAATGAAGATAAAAAGAAGAAGCCCACACCGTGAGCTTCTTCTAATCATTATTTTATGGGCTTCCTAAGAGCATCTTCTATATTCCACCCGCTCTCAATTCTTGCTCTTAGGGTGGAAGGATTTATGCTGTATTCATGAGCCCAGTCTTGCAGAACCTTTTCGTTTCCATTATAGGTGATAATTCTTGAAGTCCTCTTGTTTCTTGCTTGTTCTTTTGTAGTTGCCCATCTACAATTTGATGGAGAATAATCTCCATCCACATCGATTCTGTCAATCGTCAGATTTTCTTTGTAGCCAGATTGAATGGCCCACTTGTAAAAATTTTCAAAAATCAGCCATTCATCACAAACTTTAATTCCTCTGTCACCATAGTCTTTATATGAGCGAACTTTTGGATTCCTGCATCGGGAGAGCATATTGGCCCAAATCCGGTATATCCGCGTTCCATGCTGTCCGTGGTGTAAATTAGACTTGCTTCCGTTTCTCTGAGAGTTTTCTTTGCGAAAGCATCCACAGCTTTGAGTGTTCCCGGAAGATAGATTCGCTTGTGATACCGTCACATAATTGCCACAGTCACAAACACAAACCCATCGTGTGTGATGAGTCTTATCATTTTTTGCACGCTCCTTAACAACGAGCCTTCCGAACCGCTGACCAGTTAAATCAACAAACTTTCCCATCAACGGGCACCACCTTTCCGTGCGGCCTTCTCCATGCGGCGGCCTTTGGCAATGCCCAGCAGGAACATATCGATGCCGAATGCATAGGCATCGGAAGGATGCTGCTCATAGACAGCATTGATTTCACGCGCAAACAGACGATTGTTATTGTTTTGCTCACGCTCTTTTTCGATCATGTGGAGTGCGGATTCTGCTTTTGTCATGATAAAAACCTCTTTTTTTCTCTTGTAAGAGGTATTACCGAATGGTATAATAGATTTACCAGATGGTAATTCCTCTGGTGTCTTATAACGCTTTGCCCAAGATTTCCAGTCGCCGGGCAAGGCGTTATTCTTTTTTCAGACCTTCGTACACAAGCTTTATACCTTGACGAATCACGTCCGCTTTAGTCATTCCGGTTTCTTTGCAACAGATTTCTAGCATCTGAACATCAACGTCGGACATACGAATTCGTGTTTCATGTGTTTTAGGCTCGGTTGTTGGTCGTCCAGTTCTAGGCGACATTATATCACCTCACTTTTGTGTCACCGTAAATATTATAACTTTTGGTTACACAAAAGTCAAGAGCTTTTAAAAATGGGCAAAAGAAAACCACGGTGCGTGTGCATCGTGGTTTAGTTGATATTATGAATTACGGCGTGCAACAGTAGATTCTGTCGTACACTGCTTCGCCCTCACGAGAAAGAGCTGTCGGCTCGTCATTCTCGTCAAAGGTCGATGTGATGAAATCATCAAGCTCCAAAAGAAGTTCATCCAGACTTTTGCAGTTTACCGCGCTGGGAACATGCTTCTTCAAAAACTCCTTGGAATCAGGATCTAAATCTTCAAAACAAAAGGTCATTTCTGCTCACTCCTTGGATTCAGCTGAATCAGCTGTCCCGTGTCTGGGTTTATCGTGACGATCGCTTTGCCAATAAGGCGCACGCTTCGCTTTCCTCTTGAATCCGTTTTTACAGGGTTGATGCGCTCAGGATTCAAAACGGTATCACGCATGGCTTCATAGCCAACACCGCTTCGCCGGATGATTTTAAGGTCATATTTTAACTTATCGGGGTCGACCAATGTGCCGAACATACGCTCCATGAAATGGGCGGTATGTCCGGTAATAACAGTACCATCCGCAGTAGTCTTGCCAACAAGCTCGGTCTGGATGCGCTCGTGCGTACTCTTGTACAGGTCAAAACCTGCAAGCGGCGAAAGCCAGCCACTTTTTACGCTGTTGGCATATTGCATCAGCAACCGATATTCTTCGGTATTATTATACCGTGCATCATAATATTTTGCAACGGTATTCAGGCTGGTACTCTGCGCATTGATAGACTTGAGCCAGTCGGTGTGATGCGCCTGAGATTTTGCACTTGCCCTACTGGCTTCACTCCTGCCGAACTTCGGCACGCTGACACGGGCGCTGTCCACACGGCCACCGGTGGCCTGTGCAAACTCTGCAAGGCTCTGGCGGGCCGCTTTCAGGCGCACAGCGCTGTCGGTGGTGTCCAGCCCGGCAGCATCCTCGGCCAGATACCGCTTTTTCCAGCGGCGGACGTTCCGCTCCCGGGCGCGCTGCATCTGGGAGATCTCGTAGGCGGTGTACTTTTTGCCGTTCCACTCGATGTTCCGGGCGTTCAGCTCCCGCAGCTGCTCCTGTGTCCATTGGGGCGGGTCGCCCAGCTCAGGGAACACCGCGAAAAAGGTGTGGCGGCAGTT